GAATCTTACATGCGATAAGACCCTCTTTAGTAAGGGGGAGTTTGATGGTAACTTCAGACCCAATAGCAATATACTGTTGAGCATTCTGAATCATTTCATCAGCAGTTTCTCCATCAACTTCTGCCGAGATACTCTCAAAAGAAAAGTCGCGAGATAGACGAGTAATAAACTCGTGATAGTTTACACCAGACTTGCGAACTAGTGTAGGGTTGGTCGTAATACCAGAAATGAGACCAGTCTCATAGCGATCTTTGATCTCTTTATAGTTAGCAGTGTCTAGAAAAATTTGCATGATTAAAAAGTTACAAAACTGTTAGTTGATTTTGTTCTTGGAGAATAAGTAATAAGTCCAGCAATAATACATCTCCCATCCACATCTGATGGAGGGACTTCATGGTAATGATGTCCCTGAAAGAAAATAATTTGTCCTGCCTTTGGTCTTACTTCTTGTCCATTTAGTATAACAGGAGAAGAATTTTCTGGTGTATTTACATAATAAACAAAAGCAAGAGAGTAAGGGAAGTGGTTATGCTTCTCTACACCTTGACCTTTATCGTAGTATATACCCCAACAGTCGCATATTTTAAAAGCATAAGGATTGAATCCAAGTTCTCCACCATTTCCAAGAACATCTTCTTGATTATCTGTACCAGGAAGACTTAGTAAGTATTCTGTGTCATCATACTCATGGACTCTAGTTCCATCAGTATTATATTTAATAGAAAACTTATGTGCTGAGTACGGAATTAATCCTTGTACCCAGTTTAGAAATAGTTTTGCTACTTCGCTTTTGCTTTCAAGAAAAAATCTAGTCTCAGTAATTTGACCTCCGCCATTAATACTGCGATAGTAATTTTCTCGGATCAATTCCAACAGTTTAGTATTGTATTGATCTGCATCATTCCAAGAGAACGATTGACAAAGTTGTTTCATAGTTCAATTAAAATAATGCGAGTCGGGATGATAGGATTTGAACCTACGGCCACTCGCTCCCAAAGCGAGTGCTCTACCAAACTGAGCTACATCCCGAAACGGAAAGGGTGGGATTTGAACCCACGGATGCTCTCACATCGTCAGTTTTCAAGACTGATGCAATCAACCACTCTGCCACCTTTCCATTGTTTGGAACTGTTCTTCCAGATTATAGAACAGTTTATAGTTCTTTGTCAACACGTAATAACCATCAATTTGATCATTGTCGGATGTAAATCCATAACCAATGACATTCTCACATTGTCCATCAATAGTTAAACATTTGTTTGTATGTAAGTAAGAATGGTAGCGGTCATCCAGGTTGATCATTCAACGTTCCTCAAAATCAAGTTTACGAACTTTGCGTTTGCGTCGTTCTTCTTGGTATTTTAGGTCACTATCCGACAGAATTCCGTTATATTTAATATTCTTTTCATGATTGGTTAGGACAACTTCATTGAGATCAATTGCACCAACTACATCTTCTACCACAGACATCTGATTAGGGCAACCACAGAACTGAACTTTGCTAGTGCTTGTCAGTTCTACGTTGCACATTTTGCATCTTGCCGTTAACATTTTTAAACATTTAACCTCATATATTTAAATGGGTGAAGAGGGGATTGAACCCCCGACCGCCTCGGTGTAAACGAGGAGCTCTACCGCTGAGCTATTCACCCTGAGTGTCGGTGAGAGGACTTGAACCTCCACGCCATAAAGACAATAGAACCTAAATCTATCGCGTCTACCGATTCCGCCACACCGACAAGGCGACTCAGGTAGGATTTGAACCTACGACCGACTGCTTAGAAGGCAGTTGCTCTATCCAGCTGAGCTACTGAGTCAATAAGGGGTCAGCGACCCTGACCAAATTGTCCATAACCAGTACCAGACATCCAACCTCCTGGTCCTGTATGAAAGGTTTCAGATCCACCGCCCAACTCTGGAAGAGGGTTGAGTTGAGTAGTAGTCTTACCTCCCTTGGTAGCAATATTATACAACACTTCGTGGATGTTGTCTACCTCTTTACTACGTGGTTGGTCTTCGGATTCGGGAACAAGTTGATTTTCTTTAACCAATTGTTCTCGTGCTTCTTTGATGGAGAGTTGCTTCTCACTTAAAGTTGCAGGACCAAACCAAGGATCATCTTCCAGATATGCTGGAGCAGGAACACCAACGAAAGGTTTTTTAATAAATTTTTTGATTGCGTTGATAATCATGACTGCCAGTAGTAGTGGTAGAAGTTTCCGTTGTTGCTACACATGGGATCTTGCGATGCCACACGATATCTTAGCATACTTTGTCCTTTAAAATCGGTTCTGTCTCCAATGAGGTTGTATGCAGTGAGCAACTTAGTTCTGTCTTGCAGTCTCTGAGTTAGTCCCACGTCTACTGTAGGAATATTACGCCACATCCCCTCATATTGTCCAGGTGCATATACTACACCAGATACATTGTTAGGGAACATAGGTGATCTCACTCTATTCAATACAGATACTGCAACACAATATTCATCCATGGTATTGGGTGCTGCCTCAACTTTAACCACCTTAGAAAGGTGAGCATAGTCAGCAGGAGTCAGTGTCATCAGTAGTTGAAGAAGCGAAATCAAAATAATCTTTCCTGTAGTAACGTCCGAGGATGTTTGAATTATAAAAGGCAGGGGTGCCGTCTGTCAAGGCTTTCGTCAGAACGTCATGAAGAAAGAGTTGTCGTGTTTCTTCATAGTTGACCTTTCCAGGTGTCCCATGGAGGGAGAGTATGGTTCTACTAAAATTCTCCTTACCGAATTTTTTGATGTCGTCCTTGAGTTCTGGACATGACCCATAATACCGCTTCCAATCACTCTCTGAAGTGACTCGTCGCTTTCCACCTTTAGGTTTGCGTTTTTGCCAGAAGTATTTGCGCCCGATGTATTGTTTACCTGATTGTATATTAGTAATCCTGTAGACAAAACCGTGCATACCGTCAATGTCCTCAGATAAAAAAGGTGATCCTCCAAATATCCACGGATTTTCATAATCAATCACTGACCCATGTATGAACTGATTTATTTAGTCAGTCCCACGGATCTGGTATTTGTACCTCATTGCTTGGAGGAACCATGCGTCGGTCAGACACTTTGGACCGTGCATTAGTATCTTCGCTTGTTTGTCGGTCACGCTTGGGTCTTGGAGGGCTCTTACCTTCCAACCAGGCAAAGAATCTTTCGTCATAACTGGAAACCAGCGAACGTATCTTTTTTAACATCTTGTTTAATACTCCCAATTAGGTAGGACTCAACCTCAGTCTCCTGTGGTGCTACCTGCATACCCTTAGAGGATAACCAGTGCTCAGTCCAAGGCAGTGGGTTGTTGCTGATAGGAGTGTCAAAGATTGCCTTCAGTCCAATAGACTTTAGACGACGATTGGCAGTCCACTCAACATACTTAGCAAGCAATTTGTCATTGAGACCAATGATAGAACCATCTTTAAACAGATACTCTGCCCAAAGTTTTTCTTCATCAACACATTCTTTAAACATGTTGTAGACATTCACCTCTTCTTCCTTAGCAATTTCTGCCATGTCAGGATCGTCACCGTCACGCCACTTGTTCAGAATATTCTGAGTGATGGTCATGTGTTGTGATTCGTCCCTCGCGATGAGTCCGATAATCTTAGCACTTCCTTCCAGAAGTTTAAGTTCCCCGAATGCGAAAGAGCAAGCAAACGAGACGTAAAATCTAATTCCCTCCAGGATATAGACATTAGCGACCGCTCTATATAATTTTCTTTTGAGTTCATAGAGTTCGTTTTGTGCCATAGGAACGCCATCAAGTTGGTGTTCCCACATATTGCCAGACCCATAGACCTGTGCTGCCTGCAAGAACTCATCATATGCACGAGTCACTGACTGTGCCCGTGAGAGGATCTTATCGTCCTCTAGAATCTTGTCAAAGACCTCTGAAGGGTCTGCATATACATTCTTAATGATATGAGTATAAGAGCGACTGTGGATCATCTCCATAGTCTGCCAGATGTTCATGGCACCCTCAAGTTCAGGGAGTGAACAGTAAGGCATAAAAGCCATCCCAGGACCACGCCCTTGTACAGAATCCAGGAGGATTTGGTACTTAAGGTTACTAGTGAAGATGTGCCTTTGTGCTTCATTAAGTGTCTGATAGTCGGCACGATCTTTCTGTAGGGATACTTCTTCTGGACGCCAAAAATAACCTAGTTGTTGCTGCGTTAACTTATCAAAAACTGGATACTTAAATTTGTCGTAACGCTGGACCCCCAGAGGAGGTCCAAAGAACATTTTTTGTTTGGTGCTGTCTACCTGTGTGGTATTAAACACCGTCATTCCCTTTACTTTACTACGCATTGGTTTCCCAGTTCTAAAGTTTGCAGCTGTCACAATCTTCCTCCTCGGTTTCTAAAATTTGAGATAACAGGTCTTGGATTTCGTCTTTCTTTTCCTCCGTTAGTTGTGGTTCGTCACTCTTGATATCATAAGTGTTCTGATAATAAGAAGTCTTCCAACCATACTTGTATGTTCTCAGAAGATCATTCGCCATCACACTGACAGGTACTTCGTTGTCTGGATAGTTCTCTGGATTGTAACTCCAGTTACCAGAAATTGCCTGGTCAAAATATTTTTGCATGGCGGCAACAACTTTAATGTAACCCTCATTATCTTTCATGTCCCAAAGAAGAGTGTAGTTATTCTTGAGAGTATTGTACTGAGGAACGACTTGTTTGAGTGGTCCCTTTTTGCTTTTCTTAGTGGACAAGAATGCTCTAGGTGGTTCAATTCCGTTTGTTGCATTAGACACAACGGAACTGCTCTCCGATGGCATCTGTGCGGACAGTGTGCTGTGTCGCAGTCCGTATTTCTTGACATCATCCCGTAAAGTATTCCAAGCACAGTTCAACCCATTCCCACAGAACTCATCAACATCGCGTTTGTATGTATCAAGAGGAAAAATGTCATCTGCATATTTTGTACGGTAAAAATATTCACACCTACCTTTTTCTTGCGCCAGTTTATTTGATGCTTGTAGTAGGTAGAACTGGAAGTATTCTGCAAGATCATTGACCATTGACCATGCCTTTGGATCATCATAACTAGCACCATTCTTAGCAAGATAATGTGCGAGTCCGATAAAACCAATACCAAGAGAACGACGTGCTTTGGTGCTAACCTCTGCTGCTTTGACTGGATAGTTTTGATAGTCAATCAATTCTTCCAAACCACGTACAGCAAGGTCACAAAGATTCTCAAGTTCTTCAAGACGATTGATCTTGCCAACATTGATAGCAGAGAGAATACACAATGCAATCTCTCCTCCTCCATCAATATGTTCCAATGGTGTTGTTGGAAGTGTGATCTCCTGACACAAGTTACTCATATTAACTTTGTCTTTGAAAGACGAGTGCCAATTACAATGGTCAATATTCATAATGTAAATACGACCAGTCTCTGCTCTCTCCTTTAGGAGATTGAGAATAAGTTCTTGAGCTTTGACAGTCTTCTTTGGAATGTCTCCATTAGATTCATAACCGATATAGAGATCATCAAAATCAGGAGTCCCAAAAGAATCGTAAAGACCTGGGACATCGTGAGGTGAGAATAGGGTAATGTCTCCATCTGCGATGAATCGCTCGTAGAAAAGTTTTGAGAGTTGGATGGAGTAGTCAAGTTTACGAACCCTATTATCTTCTGTGCCTTTGTTGTTCTTGAGAACAATAATGTCCTCTATTTCTTGGTGCCAGATTGGGAAGTGGACAGTCGCGCTTCCGCCTCGTATGCCATTTTGAGTGCAGCATCTGACAGTCGCCTCAAATTTTTTGAGGAATGGAACAACACCTGTGTGTTGAACTTCACCGCCTCGGATTTTAGCGTTGATGCCACGGATTCTGCCTGCGTTGATACCGATTCCCGCCCTTTGTGCAACATATTTGCCGATAGCCATATCAGAAGTAAAGATGCTATTGAGGGTGTCATCGCTATCAATAAGCACACAGCTAGCAAATTGTCTAAGTGGAGTTCGCACCCCTCCCATGATAGGTGTGGGAATGTTGATTTTGTGTTTGCTGATTGCGTCGTAGTATCGTTTGACATATGAGAGACGATCTTCTTTGTATTCTTGGAAGAGAGTCACAGCAATCATCATGTACATATATTGTGGAGTCTCATAGACCTCACCACTGCTTCTATCTTGCACGAGGTATTTGTCAGCGACCTGACGTAGACCTGCATAAGTGAATAGCATGTCACGGTCATGATCAATCCAACTATTAATCTTGTCCCACTCTTCCGTAGAATATTTACCCAAGATGCTATCGTCATACACCCCTCTCTTAACACATGTTGTTGCATGGTCATAAACAGAAGGGTGGTTTGTCACCCATTCAAGACCAAAGACTTGTTTACGAAGTCCATACAGAAGAAGACGTGCAGCAACGAACTGATAGTTAGGAGACTCCAGGGAAATTAGATCGCTCGCAGAACGCACCAGGATCTCCTGAATCTCTGCCGTGGTGATACCGTCATAGAACTGGATACCCGAGTTCATTTCCACCTGTGAGGCGCTTACAGCACTGCCTAGACCCTCACATGCCTCATCAACTACCTTGTGGATTTTGTCTAGGTTCAGGGGTTCCACAGACCCATTACGTTTGCGAACTTTCGTACCGTGACCGTTGCTCATACTTTCTTCCAAGTGTTAAATTTTAGGGTTGCTTCTAATCCCCGATAGACATTACAGTCTACCAGAGATTGCACATCATGTCCAGCAAGATGCATGTCATTGATGTCTTTCTCTTTAATTGTTGTAGGCCAAATGACTACTTTATCTCCTCGGTCAATGACTTTGGAGATTCTGGCGACGATTTCTCTATTGCGTGGTTCGTTATCAAAAATCCAAATATGATCGCTCCAATTAAACGACCTAATATCAGCATCGGACCCAGCCATAGCAACCGAGTTCTTAATAAACGTTGAGTCAAAGGGTCCCTCTACAATATAGATTGATTCGTCTGTGTTAATTCTATCCAGTCCAAAGATCTTGGGTTGTTCCTCGTCCAGCATGATCGTAATGTATCTGATTTTTGCCGTTGGGGCAAGCGATCTGCCTTGGTATCCGAATAGGTTACCTTGTTTGTCTTTGAATGGGATAATAATGCGTGGACCGTCTTGTCGTAGGGTATCAAAGGTTTTCTTTTGTGAGTTTGTCCACTCTTTAAATTTGGGACAGTAGTAAAAGTATTCAAGGTCTTTGATACCCCGTTGCTCAAGATAGACCCTCGCTGGGTGAGAAATATTTAGGTCAGAAATCTTCTCCAAACCTGTATCGTGTTTAACAAATTTTGGTTCTTTAAAATTAAATTTAGGTTTGGGTACAGTAGTTCCCTTGCCAGACTTACCTTCCTTAAATTTCTCCATGACATATTGATCATGAAGAAAACTGTCTTGATCCTTTAAAAAATTAGAAAGCGTTCTTCCCATGCCACAATTGTGACATTTAAACACAAAGTCATTCTTGATCTTGAACAAATATCCCCTCGCCTTATTGCGTCTCTTCTGTGAGTCACCGCAGTAAGGACACCTGAAGTTATACAGGTCTGCCTTCTTACGACTGAAGAGATTCAGACGAGGGGATATTAAGTTAATGTACTTTACGTCAAGAAAACTCACTAACAGGCATCACTACTGCACTTATAGTAGCAGAAGACACCCGAGGAGTCAACACACGAACAACTGGAGGGACCACTTGCATGATTGTCACTAGAGTTGCTAGAACAGCACCAGCACCGACAACAAATTTTTGATTGCTGTCAACTTTTTTTTGAATACGATCAATCCTTTCGTGCAGAATCTGATGGTTCTTCTCTTCCTGATCTTTTAATTCATCAATCATTTTGAGAATAAGATTATCTGTTCTCTCACTCTCGTCTAAGCGACTTTCATGTCGCTCTAGGATAATAGCAATCCTGTTACTATTCTCTGAGATAGTGCCGACTGCTTTCTCAAGCTTGTCAAGCATCTGTTGCGATAGGTCTTCATAGATATTGAGCTTACTTTCAAGGACCGCTAGTTTACCTAGACCAAACGCCATTCTTAGACATTCCTGATTGCGAAATCCAGTGCAGATTGATACGTAGTAGCATCTTTGTTTAGCATGTACTGGAATTGCTGCTTGTGAGTATCATCCAACTGCGCGTAGCAAGCAGCAATACGCTTAGCAGAGAAGTTATCTAGGTTTTGACTTGATCCATCACCGAACTGAATCTTTGCGAATGATGCTTCGCCTTGTGGATTGAGTTCTGATGTTGCAACATCTAGTGCAACTTGGATTACATCTTGATTTTCCATAATGTTTTCACCGTTTTCAAATTCTACAGAGTTATTCATCTTAGAAAGTTTCTTCGTCTGGGAAGACGCTTTCTTCTTAAAGTCTTGGAGACGTGCTTTCATTAGCACATCCATTTCTTTTGTTTTAGATTGCATCTTCTTCTTAGCGTCATCACGCTTTTTCTGAAGATCTTTCTGACGGTTCAGTTTTTTCATCTGACCGATCTGCTTCTGTGCTCTTTCAGTTTCGGAAGGAGCAGCTTCTGAAATAGTATTTTCTAATTCTTCTTTCATTTTTCTACGATTGATGCGAGACATTAGAGCACGGGCACCAGATGTGCGCCCATCAACCTTATCTTGGTTGTTCTTTTTATAGCGACGATGTTGTCTTGGATTTACAAATACAAAAGCGGGTGGCATTGATAAACCACTACCGTCTCCTGCAACCATTTCTGAAATGTTTTTCATATCAGATTCAATTCCTTTAAACACTCTTCATCTATATCATTATTTAGCGATGGCGGAAGTCTATCTAAGAAGAGCAAGAATGCTTTTAAGACAGACCAGTAAGTTGTCTCCAACTTAAAAAACAGCAATGGAGTTGCTGCATCACCAAATATATTATACAGGCAAATGATATGATTTAATATCAAATGCTTCTTAAACTCCCCCGTAGTCTGATGTCTACGGAGGAGTCTTTTAATATATTTAAATTTTTTGATATCTTCCTCAAAATCAGAATATGTAACTGACTGAGGATTATCATAATTTTTAATGGCGAATAGGACCCAATTGTCCTGGTTCAATTCATCAAATTTCATTCATCAATTAACAAAGGTTAGGGTAGCAGCAGAGGAAATAACCTCAACTCCACCAATGCTGTTGTTGACTCTGACACGATACTGATCACCAGACTCATCAGCAGTCTGACCAGTTAGTGCGAGAGATGCAGAAGTTGCACCAGCAACGTTGGCAAAGGATGCTCCACCGTCAGTAGACTTTTGCCACTGATAGGTAAGGGATGCACCTGCGCCTGTAGAAGATGCGACAACTGCGAATGTTGCTCCGCCACCACTGGTGTTTTGATCTGAAGGTTGTGTATCAATCGTGATGAGTGATGTAACATCTGCTGCATATGTATCGTCTGATTGAGTTTCATCAGCGTTAGCTTCAGCATTTGCAAGCGTTACTAGATGCTCTGCTTTATGACGAGTTTTACCATCAGCATCAGTGTAGGTGACATATGACCACCAACCAGGGGCATTGAGACCACGTGCTTTATTTTCTGCAAGTGCTGCTTCCGTTTCGTCAATGAAAACAACCGTTTTTGCTTGTGATGACGCAGCAATGCCAATGCCAGCTTTAGTTACGTTAGCATTACTGTCAGTTCTACCGTATAGAGACATTGATACGCTCCAAAGTTATACTTATACTTAGATTATTTATAAAGAAGGGGGACTTGTGTCCCCCGATAGATTATTCTGCTGGTGCTTCTTCTCGTGCCGCGATTGCTTTCTCAACTACCTCAAGTAGTTGATCATCCATATCGGTCTTAGTCAGTTTAACTGCTTTCTTGAGAACAAGCAAACAGATCTCAACTAGTTTTTCACCTAGTTCTTCGTTGTCAGGTACTTTGGCAACGGCATCCTTTACGATCTTTGCCGCAAGGGGAAGTAGAAAAGCGAGCATGGTAATAGTGCATAATGAGCTCTTCTATTTATTCTTGTTTTTATGCTTCCAAGCAGTAGCGTATGCGATGGACTTCTCATCCTTAGTGAGTTTCCCATCTTTAGCGTATGATCTCTTAATATGTTTGATCATACGCTCATACTTTTTTCCAGGAGGTGCCTCTTCTTTGACACCAATCTTCATACCGCTACCATCCTTAACTTGTGGCATTACTTCCACAGTTTTTTTGGATTTGGTTTTACGTTCTTTATCCTTACACCCACACTCTTCGCGGAGTTGTTTAAATGACTTCATTTTTTCTTTGACATAGCAATGATCTTGCCGACCTTCTTGCGACGTGCAAGGAGATACTTGTCGGACTTATCGTGATCACCATCATTATCTACATCCTTGTCTTCTTTTCCGACTGGATCTAGTTTCTTTTCAGTAGTGTACTCAACTTCTTCTTTCTTCGCAGTTCTAGCTGCCTTCTTAAATGCATCCTTCGCAGGATAGTCTTCCGAACCAGGCTTTGCTGGTGATTCTCCTCTCTTTCTCTTTGCATGAATGTTAGCGTATAGTCCCTTCTTTGCCTCTTCAATGCTTTCTTCCTCTTCTTTCACACAATTAGGAACTTCTTTACCACCTTTCTTTTTAGTTCCCTTTGCCTTATAACCTTTCCAGCAAGTAGAAGCACCGACATTATCACGTGCTTGCTCAAGACCCTCATCCATTTTGATCTTCTCAAGGATGATTAGTTCGCCATCAACTTCAATCTCTTCACGCTCAAGAATGTTAGGACACTCATCAGTTGGATGAGCACCACCACACTTCTCACACTTGACTTCTTCAGCAACAGACTTTTCTTTCTTTGCTACCTTCTTTTTCTTAGTGGTATCTTCAATCTCAGCACCATGTGACTGAGGTGTCATTCCTTCAAATGCTTCGGGAATGTTGCTGCCTTGGAAACAGTCGCCATCCATCCAATTGGTATACATTTCCATCAATGTTGATGAATACGCATCATTATGTGCAACTTTATTAACAGGTCTCTGCTTATCCATTGTTTAAAAGTGAAGATCTTCTATGGTCTATTTATAGTACGAATGTCTTTTACCCACTCGCGGAACATTTTTCCATCTTCAGTGACAACAATTGCATAGTTTACACCTGTACGATGAACTACTCCTTTGTCACCTGTTCTTGCAGACATAACAATATCACCTTCAGAGATAACATCGTTCTGACGATGTGCCTGGCGCAATGCTTGTTCTCTAAGTTTTCTAAAATCTTTCATTTAAAATTAGCGGGCAAATTTGCCTGAATCTCTTTCATAAGAGCACGGCAATCATTATCATTTAATGCTCTAGGAATACCAGAACGAAATGTTTTGAAGTCACCAGCAAATGCTGCGCGTCTCATCTTCGTTCCTGAAATAGCGAATGTATCACCATCAGCGTCTCTACTTCCAGAAGATCTTATTTCAATCTTCCTGAACGAGAAATCCTTTCCGTTGTATTTATGAAGGAACTGCATGGCAGAAACCCTGTCAGAACCTACAAGAAAGACCACTTCATTATATCCAGCAAGCATTAAATCTTGCAGAATAGCAACAGGTTGTTTGGGTCCAGAGAATATTTTACCACGATGTTCTGGAAACATCTTATTCATGTAGTATAACTTGCGATCAGGAGGTAATGGATTGCTACCTTTCTTATCTACAGTTTGTGAAATGTAGATACGATAATCATGAGAACCTGCTTCACGTTTTACACCAGCAAAGTTCTCAGCGTGACCAGTAGTAGGTGGTTGAAACCTACCAAAAGTAAAGTAGCAAGTATTACAATCTAACGCCATTGCTTCTGTAGAGTGAAGTTGTTATATGCAAACTCCAAGCGATTGACAAACTTGATCATACTGCCATCTTTATGCAGAACATATCCCTCAGGAGTTGTGACCTTGTATCCCTTGTCTGTCTGAACAAAAGTCCTAAACTCTTCCAGGTGGTCCAGTTTATCTATAACCATTTGCTTCACTGCCTGCAGTTCTTTATACAGTGCAAGCATGGACTTAAACTTGTATACGTTATCTACAACATAGTTTTGACTACCATATACAAGATTTCTTTTCTTGGTTAGGTTTGCAACTGTCTTAATCTTTGCAAGTTCTTTCTCCATCTTCTCACCATAGAAGTTAAGCATGTCATACATTGCTTCATCTACATTTCCGATGCTCCTAGCGTTCTTAATCTCACTATTAAAGAACTGCTTTAGATATGTGGAGATGTGAAACTTTGCATCACCTGTGCTGC